GACAATTAACCCCAGCAACCAACAACTATATGAAGAACAGCCATACGTTGAGTTCCCTTCTCAAGTTGTTGTATACTCTGCCGACGACATCTCACCTGAGCTCAACGGGTCCCGTTCAACCTTTGACTTGACTCGCAGTGGCTTAGCAATACCCCCAGATCAGCTTTCCGCAGAATCCTTATTTGTAACTCTCGGAGCTTCTGTACAAAAGCCCTTTGTGAACTACTCTCTGATCGGGAACAGAATCCAATTCGCAGAATCCCCTCCAGCAGGCTTGTCCTGCAATATTCGGGTTGTAACCAGTGTTGACTCAAATCGAACTCTAACCGTTGCGTCTTTGAGCTTCGTTGAGCCCTTTGACGGAGCAAGAACGAACTTCACGGCCACCATTCCCTTAGACCCAAGCTTATTGGCCCCACTGGAAGTCACCGCCAACAACACGTTCGTATTTTTGGGTGGGGTGGAGCAAATACCCTTGTCCGCTGTCAACTCTTCTCTGCCGTTCTCTTATTCTGTTGAGAGGACCTCTCCAACAACTGTTCGGTTTTCCTTCACAGGAGTTCCCCCCGAAGGAACTACCCTAGACATTAGATCTGTTTGTTCGGGTTCGTACTGGTCTTTGCGTTCGACTTACCCTGTAGAAGTTTACTCACTTGACGACATTAGTGGGGAGTTTAACGGGGCTAGAACTTCATTCCCCTTAAAGTACGGAGGTAAGGTGGTGAATGCTTCTGCTGTAACAGCGGAGAATATTATGCTCAGCTTGGGTGGTGCGTTGCAGTTACCTGGTGTATCCTACACTGTGGAAAATTCTGTTTTGACTTTCTTAGACCCGACTGACGCCCCTCTACCTAACACCGTAGCAAACCTACGAGTAGTGTCCAACGCAGAGTTTATTTTCTGTCCAAACCAGGGTAAGTACGGGAGTAGTTTCTTAAGGTGGGGGCCGGGTATAGTCCTATCTCTGGCGAACGAGACGGGTGTGCTATGACTAGGGTAAAACTCTTTATATATGTTAGTTCTGAACAGTGGCATTAACAAGAGCTCAACTACTCATGGGAGACAGCGGCAAGGGCGCTGTTTTATCTGGTCAGCCCCAGGGGGTTAAGGAGGGGGCTGGCGTAACAATAGGGCTGGACGGGACTATTTCCTTCAATGCTTCGACCTCGTCAGGGGTGATTAAAACTAACAGCAATACAGCCTTTAACTCGTATGTTTGGCCCGCTGCCCCGGTGGTTGGTGGTCAGCTCACCGTTGGCACCAACGGGGTGCTTTCGTGGGTTGTTAGGAATCCGGGATTTGGCTTAAATTTAGTCGGCACGGCGATAAAAGTCTCGCTACCTTTCGGGACAGTTGAAAATGTCCCTGAAATTGGAACAAACGAAGACGAAGCCACAATCGGAAGTCTGTACTGGAACAGTGAAAGTGAGCGACTGTACATTTGCACAGGAACCTCTTGGGTTCCGGCATCTTATGGGCCACCGGACTTAAACCAGGCACTTCTCACAGGGACTTACACCCTTTACGTTAACCCTCAGATTGGGAGTGACATTTTTGTCTCAGGAATTTATGATAACACCGTTTCACCGATTGTAACAAATCAGATGGCTGTGTCAGGGTACACTCCTCAGAAGCCATTCAAGACAATTCAAAGAGCCGCTCTTGAGGTTGCTCGATTCCAGGTGGGAACACAACCGAACCCGTTAGCATTTGACCGCTTTGTGATAAAATGCTCGGCAGGAGAGCACATCATTGATGGGACGCCAGGGAGCGCTACAGTTAGCCCGTGGGTTAGCGGCACGACTCCAACGGAGTCCCAGTTAAGTGCAATGAACAGCAACTCTTACGCCGGGGTCATACTTCCCCGAGGGGTGTCTGTTATTGGTGCGGACTTGAGAAAAACCATAATTAGACCGAACTATGTTCCGGCCAAGACCGGGAACATTGACACGAACAGGGGTTCGATTCTTCGCGTTACAGGGGGAGGGTTCTTCTTCAACTTTACTTTCAAGGACAAGCTGGGTTTAGCGGCTAGCCACCACTTGCTCGATTGCTTCTCGTTCGTCTCCGACACTGACCTAACTGCGTACTACGCTAAAGCTCAGACAATTTTCGCTCAACTCAGTCCAAACCTCATCACAAACCCAGGAGAGACCGAAATTGTTGCACCCCAACCCTCAGGGATTCCGGAGGAGACCACTGACGGAATCACCGGCTCCTCTCCGTACATTTTTAACTGTTCCATAAGATCCAGCTATGGCCTCTGTGGCATAAACGCGGATGGGAATGATGTGACCGGGTTTAAGTCCATCGTAACATCTCAGTTCACTGGAGTTTCCCTGCAGAGAGACTTGTACTGTTGGCAGAGATATAACGCCTTCACGAACGTTTGGGGGAACACGATTTCCAACTACAACACCTATATTACCCTAGACCCCAACAACCTGAGAATGGACCCTACTCGAAGGTCCTACCATATACGAGCTATTAACGACGCGTTCGTTCAGGAGGTTTCCGTGTTTGCCATTGGGCAAGGTGTGCACCACTGGGTGAAAAGCGGCGGAGAAATCTCAATAACTAACTCCAATAGTTCCTTCGGTGGCTGTGCTGCTTTAGCCGAAGGTTACAAGTCTGAGGCTTTTCCTCAAGATACGAATTGGGACGTTGCAACCATAAACGTTGCCACCAACTTAGCGGATCAGCAAACTGTCGTCAGAACCATTGAGATCGGCAAGGTCTCTTCCGGTCAGGTGAACAACTCGACTATTATAACTCTAGACAAACCACTTTTGGAGTCGGAAGTTTATTCAGGAGAGCCTCAAATTCTGGCTTCCAGAAATTACACGTTCAAAGCTGGAAGTTACCTTTGGATAGAAAACCCACGAGGTTTTTCCTGGAGAGCACCTTTAGCTACGGGCGCCTGGGATGCTGCAAACCCCGAGCAAATTAAGATATCTGCTGCAATGCAGAATCAGATCGGTGGTGTGCCTGGGGGTACGGGTAACCAGGCGAGCCTTTCAGGTAGTCGAGTGTTTATTCGTCGCCTAGTTGACACAAGGTCCCCGAGCCAGAGGCAGTTTAGCGTAAACATCACAAACACGAACCCGAATGTTCGCTCTCCGATGAGAGACTACGTTCTACAAACCTCTCCTGGGGGACCTGTTCTAAGCCTCATGTCAGACTCGGACTTGGTTATTGTGAAAAAGTCGGACTTGGTTCCAATTGGCTCAGACGCTGTTGCTAAAAAGTCCAGAGTTGTTTTACAGCGGTCCAACGCAGTCAAAACTTGGACCCCTGGTGAGTACTACCGCAAGGGAGAAACAGTACGCCACCTGAATAAACACTATAGTTGTGTCCTTAAAAACTTCGACACTGTTTTCGACTTCGAGAAGTGGAAAGAGTCGTACGTTCACATGGAGTCTGACTACAATGCTTACGACTTCTTCCTGAACACCACTCCTGTAGTTGTCTTTGACAACGACACGGACGGTTTAGCCGGAACTTCGAATTGTGGATACAACTTAACAACATGCTGGACGAACGACGAAGCAATTAAGGGCCAGTATACTACTGCTACTGACTACCGTGGTCTCTACCAGTTTCTAGTTGGCATCGGCTTTACTAATAGCCAAGCCAGAAGCTTATTGACTCCTACCACAACCCCTAACAGGGAGCTTGACACATCAAATAGTGAGGACATGAAAGGGTATGCGCCGTCGGGAGTGGCGAATGCCTTGGCACACTGGTCTATTGACTTCCGTAGGCCATCCACAGTCCGCATGTTTGGCCATTCTTGGGAGTGGGCGGGTTTCTTAAACTACACGAAAGCTTTACCGTCTTATCAAGGGGACTTGTCAATTCAAAACCAGTTCACTTACTACTTCACCAACCAGCTTGGGGGCCGTGTTTACGCAACAGGCTCAAATCAGGAAGGTTATTTTGTAACTGCTGCAGGGTTAACTGACTTAAGCACGAATGAGACCCTGGGTGTAGCCGACCTTGGGAGCTACTTCCCCGAGAGCAACAACCAGAATATTTCCTCGGATATTACAGGGGGGTTGGGTATTGATGTCTCGGACTCGACAGTCAAGCTCAAAGTTCCCGCCCTTACCACTGCACCTTCGATTGGAAGTTCCCCCGAGGGGGCAATAGACGGGTCGTTGTACTGGAATCCTAACTCCGGAGCCCTCTTCATTCTGTACAACGACGGAACATCGAGGCAGTGGGTTCAGACTTCAACCGGTGGAATTCCAGTTGTAGTAGTTAATGACAACTACACGGCTTCAGTACCCGACTACGTGGTTGTCACCGCCTCAGGAAAAACGATTACATTACCAGCAACACCCTCCCCTGGAGACGCCCTGACTGTAGTTGTTGCTGGCACTTGGTTGAATACTGTAGTTGGCCGCAACGGCTCAAACATAATGGGACTTTCACAAAACCTCACCCTTGACAAAAAGTATGCTGCTATGACCTTTACTTACATTGACTCTACAAACGGTTGGAGGCTTAGCTAATGTCTTCACTTTCACAATTTTATGGTAATGATAGCAATATTGGGTCTTATCCCGGTATTTACGCATCCGACCCGGTGTCAGCTGTTTATCCTCCCATCCTTTTCCTGGGGTCGGATATTACCCCGAACGTGTCTTGTCCAGACCCCTATCGAACTGTAACTTTTAACTCATTTAGAATTCTCACCCTGGGCGGCGGCGGTACGGTAAGCGGGTCATTTGTGACTAAAATGGTGGATGTTTGGTACTCTCCATATTATGGGGGGCCGGATTCTACATTTATAATTAATGCAGAAAGATTGGAAAACATAGACGGGCTTAACATTGAAACTAATGGGGGAGTTGTAAGTATTGCCAACTGCCCCCTTCTAACGACCATCACGAGAATAGGAATTATTAAAACGACCATTGCAGGCAACTTCATTCAATACTACTTTAACAATAATGCCTTAAATCAATCCTCAGTTGATGCTATTCTTGTTGCTATTGCGGCTGGACGGGGCTCATCAACCGGAAATCGTTCAATAAACATTTCCGGTGGGACAAATTCCCCACCGGGACCAGCTGGTTTAGCGGCAAAAGCTACTCTCGTTTCCTCCGGTTGGTTTGTAACTAACAACTAAAATTATGAAAAATTACACCGTGCAAACCCCCAACACTTGCGGGTTAGCTATTTTGCCCACTGGAGTCTCACTCATCCACATTGCTGGTGCCAACACCGGAGCCCCGGACGAATCCACGTTCGAGGAGTTTTTAACCTTGGAAGACGCCGTCAACCGTGCTCGTGAAATTGACCCATCTTTCACCACCAACGCCGTTCTCGGCTCCCCTAGTCTCACTCCCCTCAACATTAGCAACTCATTCCAACGAGCCCATGTTGGTAGCAACATAGTTCTGAATTGCGAGTACTCGTCAAAGGAGTGTGAGGTTACGTACCAATGGGTGGGCTTAAGTGGGCTGGTAGTCCCCGACGCTACATCTAGTTCTTTGACTCTTGAAGATACTACGCAAGACTCCACGGGAACTTACACTTGCAGAGTCAATGCTTTTAACTCAGTTGGGCAAGTCAGCTCTACCTCCCAAAGCTTCACGGTCGAAGTTCACCTTTAATTTCCCTTGAACGAGGGAGTACCCATGACGACTCGAACAATTCAGATTCTTAGAAGCGGGGTAGAAAAGAAGCGTCCGAACCCTGAAACTCTTTTTCCAGGGCAGTTAGCAGTAAACATAGACCCTGCAGAGCCAGGTTTGTACTTTGCCGACACTGAGGGGAGTCTTCGAAAAGTTGGGCCGTGTCACGTTGGTCCAGAGCCACCAAACTCCGGTGTCCCCCAGTCTTACCACGGTGGAAACTGTGTCGGCGAAATGTGGTATGACACAACTGAAGGGGCACTCAATATCTGGGATGGCTTCTCGTGGTTTGCAATTCTTGGGGATGGCGGTCCGTCACCCGGTGCAACCGGTGTCACGGGGGCTACGGGTCCTGCTGGGGCGACCGGTGCGATTGGAGCTACGGGGGCTACGGGTCCTGTTGGGGCTACAGGTGTAGGAACTTCTGGTGCGATTGGAGCTACTGGGGCTACGGGCCCTGCTGGGGCTACAGGTGTAGGAACTTCTGGTGCGATTGGAGCTACTGGGGCTACGGGCCCTGCTGGGGCTACGGGTGTAGGTGTCATCGGGGCTACGGGTCCTGCGGGCGACATAGGAGCTACAGGTCCTGTGGGGGCCATGAGAGTAAACACCACCCACACCACCAGTTTGCTGTCCCAAGGGGACGAGGAAAACTTTACAATGAACTTAGGAAAACTTTCAGAACTAGTCGCCATTCAAGTTTCCGACCCAGCATGGGTCAGAATGTACAGGTCAAGTGCACAAAGATCGGCAGACCCCCGATCAACGCCCGGCGGTCCTTTGCAGTCTATTATAAACCTCGGGGACAATAAGCCATACTCGGAAAATGTAACAACCCTGACACCCGAAACAATTATTCAAAACCCTGTCCCACTTCTTCAGGGAGACTCAAACGGCCTTGTTTACGTTAGATTAGTCAAACGTAGCGAGGGGTCCAGCGCAATAACCTTAACCACAACAACTCATCCTCAGGAGAACTAACAATTATGGCCGTCACCAAACAATCATATGCCGCCGTTGCGCCTTGGACAATCATTCAAGTCACAGATGCAGTACGAGATGCCTTTATTGGCGCCGGGTTAATGACAGCCTGGCACGACTCTTTTTCTTCTGGTGGCAGAGAACACCGGGTTTTAGAGATTACTTATGATGCCGCCAAAACTTACGGTAAAACATACTACTGGTTCTCGTTCGATGGAACTGGAGTCTGGGTTAGAACCAGTACAGGGTGGAATGTTACATCCAAGATTCCAGCAGGTGTTGGTGGTGCTGGTACGCAATATGTAGATTGGTTTAGCACTAATACTGCTAATCTTGACTCAGCGTTTGCACTTCTGGCGATTTCCACATCAATTAGCTTCTCAATTACCCGTTACACATCAAGTGGGCGAAGCTTTTTTGTACTCAGGACCGGTTCAACATATCAAACAATTACGATTGACCCTCCCGGTACAGCTTTTAGGGCGTTTTACAACTTAAACCTTGGATACCATAGCGGTATCTACAAGGTTTTTGCATCGGATAGGCGAGTTCGGGTAAACTCCATTCACCGTAACAGACGGGAGCTTCTTATTGGTTCAAGTATAGGCACGTCTTCTCAGGGGCATTCTTTTGATGTAAACTGCACGGTGTATAGCATTCCAGTTAATTTTGGTTCAACTGGCATTGCAGAGTTTCCTCAAGAAGGTTTTGTCTTACCCGGTTGGACAACAGATGCAAATCCGAGTGCGGGCTCAAACTTTAACCCCGTGTTCAATGGTATTCGGCTCACTAGCGCACATTCAACGGATTTACCAGCAGACTTCGGCATTTCTTCTATTAAAAATAGCAACATCTTGGCAATACAAGACAATGCCACGGTAACTGCCGGGGTAGAAGAATACGAGATATTAACGTTTGCAAACAGCGGGTCTATCGGAGGTATAACTAGCAACCCAGTATTCCTCGCACGGATAGTCGGATGAGCATAACCACAGCACAGAGCATATCGGGAGCACTTTGGGATAGTGGATCTTTTGCGGGGTCAATTATTGCTCTGAGAGATCTTGGCCCACAATCGAGAGTAGCTCCAGCGGGGTTTACCGTGCAAATTACCGGCGTTAACCCTGTGACACCTAGTATCGGAAATGCCGGGGGCATCAACTTTGTAACAGCCGGATTTGATCCAGTTGTTGTTGCCACCCTTCAAGTTGTACTAAGATCCACAGGTCAAATATGGCCAGTAGGCTTTAGTTAACACTGCCCCGTTGTCCCAAAGGGTATAACTTTCAATAAGAGTCGAAAAACCCTAAGGAGAGTATGTCTCAAACCACCTTGGTTCTACGAAGTACAGACGAGAAAAAAAGACCGAACCCCCTTACTTTACAGGACGGGCAGCTAGCTGCAAACATAGGTACTGAAGAACCTGGTTTATACTTCGCAGACACTGAGGGTAATCTCAGAAAGGTCGGTCCGTGCCATGTTGGCCCAGAACCCCCAAACTCTGGGGTTTCAGCCCCATACTTCTTGGGTCTGTGCCTAGGGGAGCTATGGTACGACACAACTGAAGGGTCTCTCAATGTTTGGAATGGCTTCTCATGGAACTCTATTCAACGGGACCCTCCCCAAGGTGCCACAGGAGTTTCGGGGGCAGTCGGGGCAACGGGTGCAGTCGGGGCAACGGGTGCGTCGGGTGTTGGAGTTGTAGGGGCGACAGGAGCCGTTGGTGCTACGGGCGTTGGAATAACCGGGGCGACAGGCGTTGGAGTAGCTGGGGCTACTGGAGCAACCGGTCCGATTGGGGTTACAGGGCCAACTGGCCCAGTCGGTGAAACCGGTCTAATTGGTGCGTCCGGGGCGACGGGAGCCGTTGGTGCGTCCGGGGCGACGGGAGCCGTTGGTGCAACCGGGGCGACGGGGGCGACAGGCGTTGGAGTAGCTGGGGCTACTGGAGCAACCGGTCCGATTGGGGTTACAGGGCCAACTGGCCCAGTCGGTGAAACCGGTCTAATTGGTGCGTCCGGGGCGACGGGGGTTGGAACAACTGGGGCCACGGGGGCGGTAGGCGCAACCGGGGCGGGGGCCACGGGGGCCACGGGAGCGACGGGAGTGGGGGCGGCGGGTGCGACTGGTGCCTCGGGAGTGAGTGGAAAAACTATACTCTCTGGGCCAGGGTCGCCAGGCTTAGCTCTTGGATTCGTGGGGGACTTCTATATTGATACAACCAATTCAACTTTCTATGGGCCAAAGACTGAAAGTACTTGGGGTACTTTCGTTTCTTTAGTTGGACCCGTGGGTCCCACTGGGCCACAGGCAACCGAAGACTCTCCAACTACCCTAACTTACGCGGCCACGGTGAACCTGGACATGGGTGTCTTAGCCGGTAAAATGGCCACCCTTGTCCTTGCTGGCCCAGTTACGTTTACGACAAGCAATCTCGAAGCCGGACGAGAAGTATCAATTCGGATCATTTGTGACAGCACATCCCGTGCGTTCACCTTCCCGAGCTGGATATTCACTCAGTCACCGGCTACGGTGCCCTCAACTATTGCGGCAGGTAAAACAGCGATTCTCAGCGTGCGCTTCTGGGGGACGTCTAATGATGACGCTACGGCAGTTTACACGGTGCAGGGGTAAGAGGACGAGAGGTTGGCTAAATAAAAACGCATTAACCAGCGATATCTACAACATTACCTTCGGAGCGTCAGGCAAGACCGGGACGTTGCAGTACACTGCGGCTACTGGTGTGCTGTCTGCGGGCAGCCAAATAAGCGGTGGGACGATCACGATTACCATCAATCAGTAGGGGCCGAACACTCACTTAGGATGCTTAAACTAAAAGTCAACGAAAACCAGGATTTGTACTATTTCAAAAATCCAGAGAAAGATCCTCCGTGTCACATTTGGAGAAAGATCCAAGAACTTCCTCAGAAGTTTTATAACCCTCGCACCCTTTTGACCGATTAGCCGAGGAGCACACCAAAGAAAAATTAGCCTTTGCAAGGTGATAGCTTTTCCAGTCTTTCCATAGGGCTTTGTCCTTAAACTCCTTCGCCGTGGGTGGGCCAACCAGAAAAATATCTACGTAGGTTAACGAGTTTAGTTTAACGAACGAGTCTGCAATTTCAGCAAAAGACAAACCCACATGGTCCACGTCGGTTTTCATTCCCCTTCTTAGGTTCTTTCCCGTCAGGTAACAAGTTGCCGGAAGACATACAGAGTCTCGAAAGTCCCTCAGCTGTTGAGAAACCCCGCTCCTCATGGCCGCCTTCACAGCATTAAAATGTTTCTCCTCTAAGCTTGCGCTTGTTGCGATTTTCTTCGGAGGGTACAAAAAGTCGATAAGTTTCTTCTTGGGTATCGGTTGCTTGGAGCCACCTCTTTCGAGGCTTAGCATTTTCACTCTCATGCCGCCAGCGATATCAACATTCCTGAGATAGAGCTTAACTTCCGGGTCTGTAGACAACTTTTCCCAAGTAGGTGTGACTCGGCACGACCTTAGAACGAAGTCTTTTGGTTCACCGATAAGCTGGGAATTTACTCGGTGGTTCTCTATAATTCTACTCAGTTTATCTGTGTAATCTTTTTTGGTTAGTCCGAATGTTTGTTTGCCGAGTGTGTCGCTCATCGAGTAGGTTCGTGTAAGAAGCTTTACCCTTGGCTTAACAGCGCTAAACTCCAGGTAGAAACAACTAGCTAAATGTGACCGAGGACACCTCCGTAATACGACAGCGAGGCGATCTAAAGTACTTAGTAGGAACTGAGGTTGAGTGCTCAGGTAGAGTGAAAGAGTTTCGACCCCATGTGAAGAGAAAAGATCTTGATTCTCTGTGCCTTGTCAACGTTTTTGTAACCCCTTTGCCCCTGGGGGAGTCTATATACCTTGATCACTTATGGGTATTGAAAAAGCAGTTTAAAGTAGTGGGAAGTGTACCACAGAAAAACGAGCGTATACACTTCATCGGCAAAGTTTACTCCTACAAGAGGATAGGAGGGAAGTCAATTGACAGGGGCTTATTCGGACTCGAAGATTTCGGAATCCTCCCCGTAACTCTCACTGAAGACTATGAAAATTGAAGTCGAAAGCCACGACCACGACGGACGAACTTACTTTGAGTTTATTCTGCAAGACGGACCGGGAAACCGAGAGAGAGTACGAGGCTACGCAACAGACCTAATCGTTGCTTTCACGAAAGTGATAGAATGGCACGAAAGGATCGAGAGGGAGTACCGTGACGCCCATAGTTTACCTCTCTTAGAGGCAACCTACAATGAAGCTGAAGCGGACGACTCCGCCTTAGAAAACTTACCTAAACAGTGAAACCAACAGAGTTAGAGTTTAAAGAGCTCAAGCGAAAATCGTCAGAGTGGGCGAAAGATCGCCTTGCTGATACAAAAACGGTGGTCATTGACTGCGAAACCACAGGGATACTAAGAAACGACCCTACGACGGAAATTGTTCAGCTTACTGTAACAAACACCGCTATGCGACCGTTGTTTTCCATGCTGATAAAACCCGCTCAGCCAATGAGCGACCAGCTTGTTGGAATACACGGAATATCCAACGACATGGTTAGTGAGAGCCCTGTCTTCCCTCAAGTTGCAAAGCTAATATCTTTCATCCTAGATGGTAAGCACGTTGTTGCGTACAACGCGGATTTTGACATCGCCCTTTTAGTGCACTTGTATAAGAAGTACAACATGGCGGTTCCCCAATTTTCGGGGGCGAGTTGCTGCATGGACAGGTACTCAGAGTGGAAGGGTGAGTGGAACGAAAGCAAGGGCAGTGTACGCTGGCAGAAACTTCCGAACCTGTCTGGAATGCCCGCACACGATGCCCTTGCAGATTGCATATCTACCGTCCGTATCATGGATCTCATGGCGAAAGGCTTAGATCTCGCCGCGTTAAGCTCTGACGAAATTTCTCTCGACTTTTGAACACAATGTTTGGTACAATTACCTTCCTTTACGAGCCCTTCACCAAGGGATTCGACGCTGAAGACCCGTCCGACCCCCGAGTGTCTATACAGTTTTCGTCTGAGGCGGACCTTAGAGGAATGACTGAGAATTTTGAGCGGTTCTTGAGAGCAGTAGGCTACCCGTTAGATCACGATGAGTTTCTTGCGGTAACCTCTTGTGGAGAACCCCGAGAGGAGTGCGAGACCACGGAAAAGAACAGAATCTATTTTCAACACCCTGAGATTAAGGTTCACGGGGAAGACCCCTCTTCGTCCTTGGCAAGTAACATCGCGAAAGCTGTTAATAAGTCTATAGAGGCTTTCACAATTTCACAGGGGGCTTCCTGACATGGAGAATAGCAATCCGTGGTTCATCGAAGGCTCCAGCAAATCTCGCCTTGTAAGCACCACTCCACAAGGAGAAGAGCTAATAGCCTACATCGCACGAGTAACGAGCAAAGACCAGAGCAACCCTAAAATTGAGCATCTGCTCAAGTACTGCGCGAAAGAGGGTCACTGGAGCGTGTTTGACCAGGCCGACCTCACTGTGGAAGTTGTAACACCGCTTGCAATTTCTGTTCAGGTTCTTAGGCATAGTTCGTTCAAGTTTCAGCAGTTCTCGGGACGATACGAGAACCAAGAAATGGTGTGTAAGCACACGGATGACTTACCGACGTACAAAGACCTTTTCTACATGCCTGAACAGGCGCGGTTGCAGGACACCAAGAACCGGCAAAACAGCTTTTTAGCCGAGGACCCCAGCCTCACAGACTTCATGTTGGCTGAGTTTGAGTTTGCGTATAAGGCAGCGATTCAGTCCTATACGAACCTTCTGGACAAGGGCATCGCAAAAGAGATGGCCCGATTTGTGCTACCTGAAGGGGTCTACACTCGCATGTACCTGAAGGGAAGCGTCCGCTCCTTCATTCACTACATTAGAGTGAGAGACGATGAAGGTGTGGCACAGTGGGAGCACGTTGAGCTAGCACGGGCAGTTCGAACAATCTTCTCAACACAGTTCCCGACCATCTATCGCTCTCTGTTCGATGAGAAGACACAAAAGCCCTTATACGCTGAAGACGAGAAGGATCGTGAGATTTTGAAACTAAAGGCCGAAGTTGAGATCTTAAGAGCACAATTACCCACAACATGAATAATCAAATCGCAAAAGGATTCTGGAAGATTGCGGAGGATTCCCCCCCGGTCGACAAAGAATACTGGGTCGCATTCTCGGATAGGAGTGGGGACTTTCAAGTGTCAAATTGTGACGTGTGGCTCTTTAAATCAGGTGAATGGCACAGTTTATCTGACTCGCGATTTTCCGAGGAAGAAGTTGGCCTTCCGGCATACTACATAGACTTACCTATGCCGAAAACAATATAGTTTACGAATAGCGGTAGAACCTAGAATAAGGGTGCTACCGCTGAATTATATGAGTGAAAGTGAAACGCCAAGACCAAAATTAGAGTCCTACTTTAAGCTCGATAGTAACCCCGCCCCACTCGTAGTTGTTGATTTCCACGTTTATTTACACGACGTGAAACGGTGGTTCGAAGATAAAGTCGAGGGGTCTGTAAATAAGGATGTAGAGGACAAACTGATAAAAGGGTGTTGGGCCCTAAAAATTAACCGGGGGCCAGATATGCTCCCGAGGCACCCCTACCGTATAGTCGTGGTTGCGGATAGTCGGTTCAAAGACACAGGGAACTACTGGCGCGACCGGGTCATGATAGAGTCCACAGAAGTTCAGACCGCCTGGGTAGAATATGCCGAGAAGAAAGGAAAAAACATATCAGAAATTCCAACTAATTACAAAGGTACTCGGGGGGACAAGACAGATACGTTTTGGCGCATCTTTGACATAGGGTGGGAATACGTCAACAAGTACTATCCGGTGTTCTCTCAGGAAGGTTTTGAGGCCGATGATATTGCCGGGGCCGTTTATCGGCTTTCTCGAGATAGCGAACCAGGGTCTGTTGTAAGAGACCGGCAAATTTTGCTATCCACCCTAGACAGAGATTGGTCTCAACTTGTAGATGAAGACATTGGAGTGTATTTCGCAAACACTCGTGTCCCCTTCCCGAAAGAGAAAATTCAAGCAAGACTTGTAGACAATGCAGGCGTAATTGAGCATACTAAGTGGAGGATGGGTTTCGACTTAGACCACCCTAAAAATCTCGCCGACTGGAAGGTTAAATTTGGTGACATGGGAGATAATTTGCCACCCGGCAGCCCAAAATCCTTATTTGATTTGACCGAACCCAACCCTGACTACAATATAGAAAAGGACGCACCATGGTATGAAAACCTTGTAGAATGCTTAAATGAACCCGGAGTTAACCTTCGGAGTGACCACTTTGATCAAACCCTAGTTCAATTTGCTAAGGTAGGCTTGGAATCACCTACGAGACTTTAGGGCGGTAAAACGGGTAAAACTAGGAAGAATGATTGTTCTTGGATGCAGTCCGACTTATCCTACTTTGCTCATTGTAGCTCAATGGCGCACCTTCTTCTCGAAGCGTGCGGAGGAAATGTTGCGAGCATTCCTCAGAGTTACCTAGATAACTTTGCCCACGAATTCGCTGATGGAGACGTTTCACTAGTCTCTGCACTCTCTAAGGTTGAGGGGGTGGAAGACCTGAGTACTGAAGAAGTTGACGAGACCTTAGAGTTGCTACAAAAGGTAAACCCCGATCACTGGCCGTCTGCAGAGTCCATAGAGAATATTTCCCCCGAAAAGCTCTGGGATAGCGCAAGCGACCCTCAGAGTATTTCAGACGACTTCGTTGAGGATAACCTGGGAACTGCTGAAAAAGTTGAAAGGGTACTTACAAGCGTTATTGAGAGTGTTTTCGGGGACTCGGTAAACAGCATTCGTGATGCTAAGGGCAAGTACCCATCAAGTTCGAACGACTTTTTGCAAGTAGACGACGGAACGTTCGCAGGAACTTTTCAGTACGACAGTCACCGTTTCAACTTTGAGATTGCACCAACTGAGCGAGGGTGGATTTGCACATATCGCCTAGACGAGTCCTCTCTGGATGCAATTCCCCAAATTGTGAAAGATGTGAAGAGGGACGATAAGAAGAACACTAACGTGAAGAAAACCCGTAGCCAAGGGTGGAAATAATGGCCTTTTCCGGAGTCATTCCTACAATCTCAGTAAGCTCAAACTCCCTTGTGAACGGTGTTGCAGGGGGTTTAATAAATAATCTCGCGTCTTCAGCGGTCCGAGTGGCTTTGAGCCCCAAATTGTCAGACCAGTGGGCGAGCACCGCAGGGTTAAGCCCGCAGTCACTCACTTCGTTTCTGAGTTCGGCAGTAACACCTGGGCTAATTTCAACTGGTAGTCAAGCCATATCCCAGTCCTTGACGGCTTCGATTGTCAACTCAAAAGCCCTTGGCCCCTTGGGTTCGTTGGTGCAAGACTTTGCGGGAAACGCGGTTAGTGACTTGTCGCGAGACATACTGGGTACGATGTTCCCAGCAACAGTAAGTAGCCCAACTAAATTCTTTCCAGGGGCAGGAAACGAGCCAGACGCGGATTACCAAGGGTACGCTTACAATCCCGGAACAAATGGCGCTGACGTGGTGTTTTCTATTAAGCCCGCAGTTTCTGGAGCCCAGGCGGAAATTACGGATCAAGTGTCGGGTAGGGGTGGGAGTGGTGTTCAAACATCTCTACCTGCAGGGCAAAGTGTTCCGTCTTCAGAGGGATTGCCCCCAACACCGAAGGCCGACTACTCAGCAGCATTTCAGAGTGCCTCTGGAGCTGTCCTCGGAGACTTGACAAAACAAGCCAACTTAGCGGGTTCCTTTCGTGGTGTTCCGTTTGGGAGCCCTGACGCATTTAAGGCAATATCGACGATCCCGCAGATTCTTACAAGCTCCACAGTAGGACAACCCTTCTCTCAAGATTCACAACAGTCCTCAGTGTGGAACTTTATCTGCGCACCTGAAGAAATTTCCTGGTCAACCGCCGTTCAGGTGGATAGAGTTCCAATTTTCGGCACAAACCTGCCACCCGTGATATCGGGCAGCCGGGGAATGAGGGAACTAAGTATGTCAAACGCTCTTGTGGAGGGTTTTACAAGGGGGAAGACCATTGAAGGGAAGGTTTCTGACTTGGAAAAACTCCTGAGTTTCACACTGGACACGCAAAACGGCTACGTTAAGGTGCCCGTTTATTGGGTCTATGCAAACAATAAGAGATATGGTGATGTTGATGGTGGGTGCTTCCTTATTAAGGAAGTGAAGGTGAAGGAGGAAATGAGAGACTTGACTGGCCTTGCAACACGTGCCAAGGTTGACATTTCCTTTTCACAAGTTCCCTCGTACCAAGTTGATGACGGGAGAGACGTAGCAAGCAAAACAGTTTCCGGGACTACCTCGAATTTGGGTGCCGTTGCGAGTGTTCTGTCGACTCGTCCAGTAGTTGTAAATCAAACGACGACGAGTTCTTCTCGGGGGGGAGGGGGCGTGGCTGGACAGACTAATCAAGGTGTTTCGCCGACAACGAAAATTCCCGGAGTACCATCAGGAGCAACGAATGTGAGAGTCAATGTGAATAAAAAGGGAGAGAGTACCGTGAGTTACACTAACAATGGGGTTGAGGTTAGAAAGACACTGCCTCGGGGTCAAGGGCAGTTTTAGTACTAAGGGTAAAGTCTATTAACACCCGGCTATTTCTGCACGAGAAAAGAGAATGGCGGAGAATAAGACCTTTACACTGATTGGTAAGTTTGACGACCAAATTACCAAGAAGCTAAAGGATCTAAATAAAGAGTTTCAGAAGCTGAGCAAACCGCTCAGCAAAGATAATGCTGCGGCGTCTCTGCGAGACGGGTTTAAGGCGGCTAACTCAGAGCTGAAGACTCTTCATGACGAAATGAAGACTCTAAACAAGCTTAAGTTTAAGTTCGACAAGTCCGGTATTCAAGCAGCTCGCGAAGAAGTTCAGATGCTTGGTAAAGACCTTGAGTCGGTGTCGAAGAAAGGGCTTCCCATCGATAAGTCTGGGTTAAAGGCGGCGCAGGAAGATGCAAAGATTCTGGGGAAAATTCTCGAGGCAAACGCACTTATAAAAGTAGGAGAAGGGTTTGCGAATGCTTTAACAGCGGGGGCCTCTTCCGCTGTAAACATCCTTCAGCAGGGTCTAGGGTTCGTAGGAAAGAGATACTCTGAGGCAGTTCAAGACCAGCTTGGAGATGTCATGGCTCGTGGTTCCTTGTTTGGATCCCTGAATAAAGAGGGAATGTTCAAAGAGGGACTGGCCGGCAAAGAGGGTCAGGCATTGAAGGACGCTTCGAACGATATGTACCTTCAAACGAAAAACATTAGTCGCTCCATGGATAGCGCGATTAACGAGATTATTCGAACAAGTACAGTAAGCTCAAAAACCATACAAATTCTGTCAAGACAGCTCGGCGACAACCTGCTCCCTGTGATGCTAAAGGAGAAAGGCATCACAGACCTTTCTATTGTAAGTAGGGAGAAACTAAATGAAGTGATGGGGGGAGAAAACGGCGTCGGCAAGAAACTCGCTATCTTGTACTCCCAAATCGGGTCTGTAATTACTAGTCCGGCGTACGCGCCCCAGGCTGCTATGGGAGTTACACAGTTCCTTGGGTCGGGGACAATCAACAGACAATTATCCGTCTTTGAAAACAACCCGATCCTCGTCTCATCCCTCAAAGAAGGTCTTAAAAAGTTCGGTAACACCGTCGAGGGAAGGATCAAGGCAGCCAGTTACGGTTTCTCGATCGCAATGCCTGAGGCTGCTCTTGAAGAAGCTAAGAATACGATTGCAGGTGGTATGCAGTCCGTAAACGACACCTTTCTCGGTCCGTCCGGTATTCTCACATTAACAGCAGACATTGGCAAACAGGGAGAGAAGACCTTAGCAATGATGACCTCAAGTGGTGCGAGAGACAAGCAAATAGCGAAGTACGATAGGCGAAACAAGGAAGTTTTAGAAGCACTTGCGAAACAAGGCAGGAAAGAGGCTGAGATACAGAAGATTGAGGAACAACAGAAGAACAACAGGGTTCGATTTATAAAAAACCTCGATGACTTCTACAAGTCAGCAGACTCTCCGATCGAAGTGATAGCGACTCAATTCGGGCCGCTGTTGCAAAGTTTTGCTAACATGATGAACTCAGCGGGGAACCTTTTGATAGGACCCGTCAACTCAATTATCGGGGCTCTTGCGAGACCTTTAACTGAACTGCAGGACAACTTTGAGAACTTAGGGTCTGATATAGCCTCAGGTAAGAAGAGCCTAGCTGAAGCACTCGGCAGGGGCTTAGCAGAGACTTTTAAGGCACTTGCGAGCTATTTCAACCCCGAACAGGCAGGAAAAGACGTTGGAACGGGTATCCAAAAATTCCTCTCAGACTTCATGAAAGGGTTTAAGGGTGGAGAAGTTGACGGTGAAAGGTACATGAAAATTGTACTCGACACCTTCAAGGATATTATCCTTAAGATGCTGTTCAACAACGGTAATGCACTCCAAGGTGTTACACCGCTCGGCGACGCCCTGGGAAAGGTTTTTCTGTTGTTGGCTGCTCCGGCTTTCATCAGTGCTGTAATAGCGGGGGTGGTTCCCCTCGCAATCATGGGATTCGGCAACATGCTGATGGGTGTTTTTGCTGGTTTGGCTGGAGGTGCTCTGGCGGGTGTGGCAGGGTTTGCCTTACCCATTGTGGCGCTCGTAGCGGGTTTTGTAATTTTCGAAGGTCCGTTGCGAATGCTCGCGGATTGGCTGAAGGACACGGGGGCCAAACTATCCGAGAGCACAAACTGGGTCGCTTCGGCAGCCGGACTGTTCTTGGGGGGCCTGGGTGACATACTTCGGGGACTTACGAATTTCTTCACAGGAATTTGGGATTTACTCGTGGGCATATTCACGGGAAATCAGCAATTGATAGTTCAGGGCGTTAAAAAAATCTTTAGCGGAATAATTGAAACTCTCATCGGAGCTGCGGAAAGCGTGGTGGGCTTAGGGGGCATAATCATCGGGGCAGTCGGAAATCTTTTTACGGCCATTGGACGTAAGATTAATGATATTGCAATTAGTGTTGGGGGTTGGATCAGTGACCGTGTGCCAGGGAGTAGCAAAGCGTCTCCGAGACCTGCTGCCGGTGCGTCTTCTGCAAGAGCTCCGAAGGCAAAGGCATCCGCGTTTGGGAGCGCAAACCCTTTCTCCGGGAGCTTGAGCCAAGCCATAGACTTTGAAATGGCAAACAAACCCGCAAACTCCAGCCTTGTAATAGCAAATAGCAGTGAGACGATTATACCTTCCGCCGGTAAGACACCTGAACGAGAGCCAAAGGCGAAAGCAGCCGCGTTTGGTAGTGCAAACCCTTTCTCCGGGAGTTTGGGACAAGCAATTAGCTTTGAAATGGCAAACAAACCTTCAAATTCTAGTCTCGTGATAGCAAACAGCAGTGAAACGGTTATACCTGCTGCGGGTGGTCTTGGAGTGGGCTCTTTCATGGAAACTCTCAAAGAGGGATTCGGTCAGCTCACGACCACAATGAACGAGAACAACCAAGTGTACACCGAAAACGGTAAGAGATTTACAGAGGGATTGTTCAAAGTTTCCGGCCAAGTTATTGAGTCTCAAACTCAAATAAACAGTCTTGGATCGGCCTTATCTAAAGCTCAGGAGCATAATAATAACATGTTCTCTAAGGTTCAAGAACAACTGAATAGCAATCAAAACCAAACAGCATCAATGTTCTCAGCAATAGGAAAGCAAATCTCTCAAATTGCATCCTCCGCTGGGGGAATGTTTGGGGGGGCACTCGGAATGATGTCCGGGAGTTTGGGGGCGGCAAGTTCGCTGGCACAAAATCTAGGACTCACGATAACCTCAACAACGGGAGGGAAACACGCCCCTGGGTCGTATCATTACGCCGGACGAGCTATTGACGTAGCGGGCTCACCTGGCGCGATGCTCGCCTATGCTCAGCGACTGGCCTCTACTTCGGGGGGCAGAATGGCAGAGCTTTACTACACGCCCCTGGGATTCAGCATAAAAAACGGTGTGAAGGTTCCATGGACAATTCCAAACCACATGGATCATGTTCACGTAGCGTACGCTCTCGGGAAGGGGACCCCTGCGTTCTTCTCCAACCAAAAGGAAGCCGAGTCTTGGGAGAGAAAAATGATGCCACCGTCGGCGAAAGTCACTTCGATCACCTCAAACACGTCTGAAGGATTCGGTAGCTCAACGATTCACGCCCCAATAACAATTTATCAACAGCCGAATCAAGACCCAGAGGAACTCGCTTCTCTGGTTGCTATGCGAATTGGAATGGTTGTGGATGAGCTTAGGAACCATTAGTATGGCAAACAGTTTGATAATCCCTCGCTGTGAAGTTGTTTGGGGGGACGTGAACCTGATAAACCACAACTTCGACGGTAGCACAACGGGGCTAACGAACCAGCCACTGGTGTACAATGTGAGGGTGTCTTTACAAGACTCAGGGCAAACCCCGACTGGCTCAATGAGATGGAATCCGACTGGCGCCGCATTCAGCGTCTACGAAAAACTACTGGAAACTGCGCTCAACCGCACAATTACGGTTCGGTACTACTACTTGAACGGACGCTCCATCACCTTTTCGTTCGTTTGGTCTGGACAGACAGAGGTATACGGGAAGGAAATGTCGCTGGAAGTGAAACTCGCGTCTGAACTCGACGGGCTCGTGAATGCAAATATAAAGAGTACGGCGCAAGCTAGCGACCAGGGAACGTCGCCTCTTGCAAATTTATCGCAGCTTGACTACACGTTCGGGGTCGAAAAGTATGATCTTGTGAAAGTCACGAAGCAGATGCAAGAAAGTCTGAAAACAACAAAAGTTCTGTCAAACTACTCAGAGGGGTCCAATTACCTTGACAGTGTGAAAAATCTCGTTGAGCAAACGGGTGGGCTCGTTATGGCGACGAACATTGTTTCTCCGGGAACTTCTCAAAAACTTTCTGCAAGTTGCGTGGTGCTGGGTCCGTACCTGTCAGATAAGACCACGGTGGAAGAACTCGCACCGCAGAGCCAGTTCCCCGACCCTACCGTCCGGTATGGGTACTTCCTTGGCCCAGGGATCATAAACACAATTACAAAAACGTCTGAGTGGCAGCCCCCTCAAAAGACTCAAACAAGCTTGGAAAGCACGCAAGAAAAAGTTCAACCTGCGCAGCCGGGGACACAGGGGCAACCTGCGACGACAACTCCTCAAAGCCAGCAAGCAGTTGCGGCTCAACAGTCCCAGAGCAAGAGTGGGGCAGGAAACACGGCCAACTCTCGTGCCAGACCAGGGGTGCGCCTAAAGGAAAATCAAGACGGGGAGAAGCGAAAACTGGAGATACAGCAAGAGCGCAGTTCCAAGCTAAGTGCGTCTGTTTTTATGTGTCCTGCCCTTACCGGTGTGAAGCCGAACGATGTCATATTTATTCCAAACTTCAGTGGAACTTTCATAGAAGACTGGATTGTTAATGGCATTGAGTACACTCAGACGGATGGCGGAGTGGAAGTTTCCATTCAAGCTAGTCGTCAATATGGCCTCGGGAATCTCATGAATAAGGCACTCGGCGAGACCTGGCTCGGCAAAGCCAAAGAGAAAAACTTGATTGGAAGCACAGGAACTCTGGAGAGTTGGCACAATTACGCTTGGGGTTCTCTAGGGTTTAACAACCCTGCGCAAACCTACTCCGAGCCATCGAGCGGACAAGTTGCACCGAACGCTTCAGGCTCGACCACATCGGCAGTCTCAGACTCCTTTCATCTTTTAGCAAAACTTTTTGGAACTTCTCAGACTTTAGTGACAGACCGGGGCTTGTACGATTATTTGACAAAGGAGCTGGGCATCAAGTTTGTGAACGGAAGCGGTGTTGTTGATCTACCGTTCGAGAAGGTCAGGCAGTTGAATCTTCGTCGCATTGGCAAAACGTAGGGGGCAACACTGGAGTTTACTAGTCCAGGGCAAGCCTATACTTGTGTTGAACGTGCTGGGCAATAGGGCTCAGTTTTTCGCGTTCTTTACAAGTAACACAATGGCTGTAACTACATTCAAAATTCTGCCCCAACTCGATGACAAAAACCGCGCAAGGTTAGAGTCAAAGAGCTACACAAGGGCATACACCGACATTCCAAACAAGGCTCTGCCCGAGTCTTACCGCATTGGATTGTCAACCATCTTTCGTGCGCTAACTGGCGAGGATTTCGATCCCGAGGCGTCTACCTTTACTGTGAAGGCTGACCCGAATGGGACATTTCAACGTCTTTACTCTCCCACAATCTTCTCTACGGAGGTAGGTGGCCTTGTAATTCGTTGGGGTGATCGGGATATTCCCCTTCTGTTGGCTCCTGGCAAGGTCGGAGTGGCTAACGCCCCGAAAGGACTAAAGTTCGCCTTTAAGGATGAGCAGATCGGCAAATACACCGAGCCCGTTCTTTCTGTGTCCGTACAAGGAGACGGTACTCTTTACACTCTTCCTATTACAATTCGAAAGAAGGAAATTAAGGAAGAACTTCCCGCAGATCTTCTCGAACTCTTGCTCGATGAAAATCCCGAAGCGATTGCTGAAAAGGTTTATGCCGCACCGGATCTATCCAAGCGTGGTGAAAACACAGGGGGAGAGCGTCTTGTTGGTCCGTTCGTCAAAGTCGCGAGTCTACCTTTAGGCGAATACACAATCACTTCTTATCGAGTCAAGGAAGGTGGTGCTTACGGTACCGACTACTTCCTGCAAGCGAAAGTGACTGAGCCATTCGTGGCACCAGTTCGCGTTCAAGTCGAGGGAGAGTGGATAGACCAAGAAACCGAAGTCTCCGACTGGGTGATTGTCAAGCCGAACTCCGCGATGAAGAAGATTCTTGCTGCTGAGCCCTTGATTACTCCTGACGCTCCCGCAACTCTAAAGGTTCTTGAGCACTTCGAGTACAACGGCAACGCTGCAGCGAAAGTGACACTGAAGTGTCCGAACTTTGTTCAGAACCCTGAGAGCTTTGCTCTGGACTTTTGACCAACAGTTTAAGTCCCTGAGTTAAACTCTTGGGACAACAAGACCCTGGCTTACCGCTGGGGTCTTTTGCTATACTACACCGTCAAACCTAAACAACAAGAGGATACATGGCAGATCCCTTTTCCGGGGGACTCGGAAGTACGAAACAAGAGATTGGAATACTAACCGAGGCGAAAGAGCGAAACAAGGCAGCGTCCTTCCGGTCGAAGAAAGACGGAGAGGAAAAACAAGAGAAGAAAAAGAGAGCCCCCACAAAAGTGTCCGAGCTTTACAACTCAGGCATTACCCTACTGAAAGCGAAAGGTTTCGTTGTTGAGATCGATGAGTCAGGTGATCACTGTAGGCACCGCATTCTGAAGCCCACGCCACCGGTAATGGTAAGGGGAATTCAGTACCCGGCAGACTTCAACCCCTTGCAGGATATCTCAGTTTACGACGACTTTGAAAAGGTCGAGTCATGCTTCCATCCTGACTTGTGTCCAGACGACGTAAGAACTTTCTGGGAACCTTTATTCAAACCGAAAGCCGGTGACTCAGATCTCGTCTCTTTCACAGAGCGGCTGCTGAAGATGAAGAGAATAAACATGAGCAAGAGTATTCATGACACGCTAAGTTACGGTCATACGTTTGACCCTGCGGCTCGGTGGGGTGGAGTTCCTGTTTCTAATCCAAGGTCGTGGGTACCCGACAGAGACTGGTTTAACCCGGTTCTTCAACTGGTCACCCTGGCTGACGTTTTCTCGATCTTTCCTGAAGCCGAGAGGGAAATGCTTAGACTAATTATTGGGCGAATCGGGGTCGGCAGGTCAAATCACTTGCCACCGGGAAAGGACCAGCCTGTAGATCACACTGCTCGTATGGCGGGGGTGATTGTGGGTAAGGATGCTGGATTAGGAAAGTCGACTCTCTTCAATGGAATGACCGCAGCTTTTTCCAAGTGCGGTTTTGTAACTCACACGTTTAAATCGACTGAGGATCGCTTCGGCCTTAAAGCTGCTGCTCTTAGTGACATAGCATATAAGGATGATACTTCCTTGGCATCCCTCAAGAAGTTCCTTGCTTCTGAGGAGACCAAGATTCTGATTACGAATGGGTTAGCTTGACGGTATAGCCCCCTCTGGTGGAAACACCGGAGAGCAAACTTCCCTAAACGGGGGAACCCCGTGTGTACCACGGGCAATCTACCGTGCTAAACAAACCGAAAGGTTTGAAAGCCTAACGACTATCTCGAAAGAGAGTAGAGCCAAGCGGTTCGAAACGGGAAGACTCCCTCATGGGAGTAAGATATAGTCTGCTCTGAATGGTAACATTCAGCTGGGTGAGACCCGAGACAACCATAGCGAAGTTGTCTGAACACATGGTATTTCAAGTAGAAGAAAAGTTCGAAAAAGCCGAGCAAATTTGGCCAAAGACCGTCATATTGGTTAACTCCAATGACTGGAACAGTAAGTTTGCCTACGATCTCGACCCTGGGATCATAGATCGAATCAAGCTCATTAGCACATATAGGGAGTACGAGGTAACAAAAAACATCGAGAACACGAAAGGGACAGTGTCAGAAGGGTCTCCCGACCTTCGCCCACGAGCACACATTCCTTACCTCGCTAATAAGCTAGGTGTGAGTGCTGACGCGTTGTATCTTTGGTGTCTTCGCCTCGCTACCGATCGGTTCTGGGAAATTATTAACGATGTAGCTGATCCCCGCATCAATCGCCTTCAGGTTGAAGTGCGCTATTGGACCACACGACAAAGGATCCGATTCAAAGCCGATGTCACACAGGCACTCGTTAATGCCATGGCGTTCGCACACTCGGTTCGAACGGGGTCAGACCTTAGCTTCATGCCCGAGCTGACGCCGGATGTTCTCTACGAGTATCTCAGTTCTCTTTACTTTGTGGGTGTGGACCCGTCGTGCCAACACTTAACTGCGAGCATGAAAAAAGAGTGGGAGAACGCAGGGCGTCCGTCGACACATTACTACCAAGGTTTCCGAGAGCTAAGGTGGGAATCTGTGAGAAAGGCAATTTCCCTCGCAAGAGAGTTTCTGTTCGACGAAACGACGGGTCAGCGGCAAGAGACCAAGGACAAAACAGCTCTGACGTTAATTCGAGAGATAATGGAAAAGCTGGTGATGAGGGATGGTTTTAAGATTGGTGGCGAGGCGAACTACGTCATTGAAAACTGGAACAACTGCCGCCACGCTCAAGAGGAACTTGTTTTGGAAGGGAAAAAGCTAGTTGAGTCCATGGAAGACATGGACAAACAAAGACTACTCAATCCTAAGACAAATTGCTGTGACGATTGGCTCCTTGACAAGAACTACTCACCCGATGTTGCTGAAAGGTTCCGAGAATCCGCACGTAAAAAACTCTACGAGGTTAAAGGGGTAAAAGTATGAACATACAAAACTCTGAACAAACCCTTGTGGATTCTTTTACATACGAATGCCAAAAGCAACTTAGGCTCAAGGAGCAACTAGAATCTGAGGGTTTTGTCTTAGCAGATGATCCCGCAGGGTTGTACGACAAGATTGGAACGGTTCAGGAACTGAGTTGTCTCTGTGAGTTGTACACTCCTCGCCTCCTTGTGAAGACCTTTATAGAGGGGACAGAGAATCTTGATTACTCCTTTCACCTTGTGTCACTGTGGCAAATCGTAAAGTTTGGCTACTTGGTACCTGAACCGGGGCAGTATTTTACGACTCGGTATATTGTCGGTGTTCGCAAAGTGAGTGAGAACTCTTTCGTACCTTCCTTGCGCTTACCTCTGAACTGATGGACGAACTTTTTCAAAATCCGAAAGAGTCTCAACCCGACCTACCCACTCCGATAAACTCTCAGGGCGGGTATGGTAATGGGTCGGGTACTTTCGGCTTGAAGAGATCTTTAAGTCGTAAAGTGAAGTCGCGAGACGACCTCTCTCAGCCCCGAGAGAAGACGTTTTCAGAAGCCAACCCCCTGAGAACAACATCAGGGTCTGAAAACAACGCTGTTGACCGCTACTTTGGGTCTTTCAGCATTGAGTCAAAGCGACACGTCTGGGACCTGCTCGGAAAGCACCCTCAGTTCGGCGATGAGGGGAGTTTACGAAAGAACCGCATTCGCAATAATACAGCGGAAGTGCTCCCAAACGACCCTTTCCGAAACGTCACAAACGGCGGCTACGTAGTTTACGAACATCCTGAACCAAATGGCACAAACTTACAAGGACCCCCACAGCTACCTTAACGAGAGCCTCGTTAAAAGAGGAAAGTCCGGTCACTACGGAGTTCATCTGAGCCACGTTGCAGTGGTGGCGGAGTCTGAAGCTGACTACGGCTACCGGGTTTCACCTTCGACCTTCGACCTTCTATCTCCGTTTGAGGGGAACTATAATAATGTTGAGTGGGTGGTACTGCTAGTAACCTTGCGCTCCCAGCTGAACGATAACCAAGGGGCTATAGTTGTCGGACAGACCACTTACCAGTTTCTTCCTGATGGTGGCCACTTGAGCCTTAATGTCTTTCTCCCTGAGACTAGCGTTGAGACGTTCGACTACGAAATTCTTTCAGCTCAGAGCATACTGAAGGGTGTGGCCAAGTTTGTGGGGAAAATCCCTACAACAATTCGCTTTAACCTCGGGCTCGTTTTCAAATCTTACGGAACAATGGCTGAGCAAGGCGAAGTCCAGGAAATTGAGTTTAGTTACTAACCCTTCCCAAACAATCAAACACATTTCAACAAGCTGAAACAAAATGGATCTAAACACTTACCAAGAAAAATCACGAGCCACTGCAGTTTATCCTAATCTAGGGTCGAATTTCGTGTACCCGACACTGGGATTGAGTGGGGAAACTGGAGAGATAGCGGAGAAAGTTAAGAAGATTATTCGAGACGACCAGGGAGTTATCACGGATGAAAAGAGAGACCAAATTGCGAAAGAAGCTGGAGACGTGCTTTGGTATTTGTCGCAACTCGCGACAGAAATTGACTATTCCCTTGAGGATATTGCACAAATGAACTTGGACAAGCTAGCCTCTCGAGCCGCACGTGGTGTTCTTTCAGGAAGCGGTGACAATCGCTGATTTCACACCGGACATCAACCCTTTTTTGTCTGTGTGGGACCGAAGATTTATTCGCCGGGCCCAGGAAATTTCCTCCTGGAGTAAAGACCCGAAGCAAAAAGTTGGGTGTGTAATGGTTAAGGACAAAAGGGCAATCTGCGAGGGATTCAACGGTTTTCCTGAAGGACTGTCTGATGATCTTCACCGCCTAAAAGACTCAGATTACAAGAACAAGGTGATTATTCATGCCGAACGGAATGCGATAATCGACGCCACACGCAGGGGATCCACTCTGCTCGGGGCTACAGCCTACATAACTCGCCATCCGTGTTCGCCTTGCGCAAGCATGCTCGCTCAGGCAGGTGTTAAGAAGATTATCTGCCCAGCACCAGTTCTGTCCGGGTCCAAGTGGTCCGACAGTTTCAAAATTGCAAGCGACCTTCTTTGTGAGGTTCGTGTTCAAGTTATTTACTTTGACGAAAACCATGAGTTCTGATGCCATCTCCCTGACTTTAACCCAAACATTTGAGATGGAGAGGTTTCACAGGGACATTGATTCTTGTACTAACCTTGAAGAGCTGAAGGTACTGACTAAGCAGCTCTACACGGCTTGGGTCACTCAGAAAGCAGCTTGCGTTTGGGTAATGCGGCAAAACCACGAAAGATTGCCTTCCGAAGACCTTTTGGAAGAATATCACAATTCACAAGCGTGAGGGATGGCGGATACCCGCCTAAAAACGCCGGGATACCGGCTTTGCCTTTCCCCTCAGAGGCGCTATACTTATTGTAGTTGAAAAACACCATGTACACAGACGAAACCTTTTACAACGCAGTTCGAGGAGATTCTCTAGCGGTCACAGAGACTCTGAAGCAGTTCACACCCCTTGTTCATAAGTTTGCTATAAGGTACAAATTTATGGGTCACGATTATATCTACGATGATCTTGTTCAAGAGGGTTTACTTGGCATCGTAAAGGCTATCAAAACGTTTGACCTTAACTACAGGGTCAACGGGCGAGGTATTCGCCCAATGACGTGGATCTACCCTAATGTTCGTGGTGCGGTTCAAGGTGCTGCACGAAAAGAGAAAAAGAACCCCAAATTTGCGCTATCCTTAGAGCAGTCAGACTGGTCGAACAACCTTGAAGACCCGAACGCTTACGAGCTGAAAGAAGAGTTTGCTCGCATAGACATTGCAGACATTATAAAGAAGGGTTGTGGTTCTCTTGACAGCAAGAGAGCACAAATCGTCTGCGACCGTTTCGGACTACTTGGCAGAAAGGCAATGCGACAGGGGGAAGTTGCTCAAAAGTATGGGCTTACGAAACAGGCTACAAACGGCCACATTTCACGTTTCACCAAAAAAGTGCGTGAGGTTAGTCCCGAACTTCGAAACTTTATTTGAGGCGGGATAATGACAGAAAATAAGCCTAACGCAGCGGTTGTTGTAACCAAGGTGTTCGACCTTGGATGTCCAGTCTGTGACACGATGTCCCGGTTCGACAAGTCCATGTTTGAGGGGTTTCCCGAAGTTTCTTTTCAAGAGATACCCTTTGACACCCTTCGAGACTTTAATGGGAACGCAACACGGACTCGAATCTACCAGTGTCTCGAACGCTACGCAGTTTCAGACACCTACGAGATAGACTTCCCTACTTACCTCTTCCTGAGTTCAACGGGAAAGTACCTAGGATTCTTGCAAGGTGCCCTGTCTCTAAGGGAACTAAGAGGGGGGGTAAAACAAATTTTAGAACAGCACACTTCTGAATAATTGAGGTATTTATGAATTGGAAAGTCTTGGAACTCATGCTCTAGTTCGCATTTTCGACGCTGACTTCGACAAGCTAAATTGCATCGATCGGCTTCGAGATGCGTTCAGACTCACAGTGCTCCAACACGAGTTGGTGGCCCTTAGCGAGCCGATCCTTCATCAGTTTGACCCGCAAGGTTTGACAGGCATTATCTTGCTTGCTGAGAGTCATATTTCGATTCACACGTGGCCTGAGAAAGGCCAGGCAGCTGTGGACGTGTTCACCTGCGGCGGGCGGTCCTCGTCGGAAATTGCACAAACCTTTTGCATGCACCTCGGGTGCACTTTCTTCACTGTTCAGGAGATTAAACGATGACAAAAGCAAAAAAGCTTGTAAAAGAAGCACTGAAGCACCCTGAGCTTCACACTCCCGGTGAACTTGCTTACATGCAACTGTGGTTGAATGAGCGTAAGCGCAGAAAAGCCGAGAGAAAAGGGCAGAGCGTGGGTGAAGACTACGAAAATCTCACCACGGGCCTAGCTGCTTTGGGCCAGCACCAGCAGTCCGGCGAGGTGACCCTTCCTTTGGAGCAAGTTGTCTCGAATTCGGGGTCCACTCTGTGACCGTACGACAAAGCTGTTTCACCTCTTCTAGCAACCACTAAACTTAAACACTGAACAAACAAAATGACAGTCACTTCTGATGAAAAGGGTCGGCTCAACAACTTTGCAATTGAGCCCCCGATTACTCCCGTAGACTCAAACTACCGGCCTATGATAGACTGGGACTTTTTAGGAGAAAGGATGAATGGGAGAGCGGCGATGATTGGAATAGTCGCTGCACTTGGGTCTTACGCAGTCACTGGGCAAATTATACCAGGAATTTGGTGAGATCTTTACAAGAGATCGAGTGACCGCCTTCGGGATAACCGGGGGTGGTTTTTCTTTGGTTGAAACAAATTCGGAAGAGTTTACCTTTTTCACGCTAAACTAAACTACTTCGTTCGAAACAAATGAACATCTTTGCAGTGCATGAAGACCCGCAAATCGCGGGGGCATCCCTGCCTGACAAGCTCGTCGTAAAAATGACGACTGAGAGCTTGCAGTTACTCACACCTTGGGCGTTTAACACCTTTGGGGTGAAAATCGTAAAGCCCGGACTCAGTGGGCAACTAGCTCTCCTGGAGTCTGAAAAGCTGTTCTACGGAACAAAAGGCTTCGCCCACCACCCTTGTTCAAAGTGGCTGTACGAAACGCCAGCCAATGTTCACTGGGTCGTAGAGCACGCTTTCGGTATGGCTCAGGAGTACTGGGAACGATACAACAAACACCACGGTGCTTTGTTCGGCTTAAATGAAGTTCGGACCTTGCTCTACAGAAACTTCAACGCGGCGAGTTCGAGAGACCACTCACCGTTCGTTCAAGCTATGCCGGACCAGTACAAAGACCCAGAAAACCCGGTTCAAGCGTACCGAAATTACCTAATGGGTGAGAAAGGGTACGCTGTTTGGAAACACGGGAACCAACCCGAGTGGTGGAGCCATGAAAAACACAAACCTGCACGAGACAGATATCTCGCAGAAAAAGAACGCAAACGCTTAGAACGACTAAATGCCAAGCATCACTCAGTATCGAGAAGCCTACAAACTTAACGGGGAATTTGAATACCCTGAGTTTTTCAAAACTTATCAGAAAGCTCGCCTTTCTCTTTGGGGTCCTGAAGAAGCACAATTTGAAAGTGATGTTCGAGATTGGCAAAGTGCAACTCAGAGCGAACGTGAGATTGTTGGGGGCATTTTGCGTGGTTTCACCATTCTTGAGACACACATTGGGGACTACTGGTCAAAGATTCCGGAGTGGTTTCCTAAGCATGAGATTGCGGCAGTGGCCCGAACCTTTGCTTTCTCTGAAGTTGTTCACGCCGAAGCATATAATCTCTTATCGGACACCCTGGGTCTAGACGAATTTGAGGCTTTCCTTGGTGACCCCATAGCCCGTCAAAAGATTGGGTACTTTCTCGGAAAGAAAAACATTAAGGAGTCCCTCGCGGTATTCAGTGGCGCTGCCGAGGGTGTCTCGCTGTTTTCTTCCTTCGCAGTCCTTCTTTCCTTGAATCTCAACGGAAGGTACAGAGGACTATCGCAAATTATTTCATGGTCAATTCAAGACGAGCAGCAGCACAGCGATACCGGAATACAACTCTTTCGTGAGCTTATCAAGGAAGACCCTCTAACCCTGATTGAAGCAGAAGCGATTTTCCAAGGGTTTGACGCGGTACTCCGAAATGAGGACGCGTTCCTTAACCAGATCTTTGAAGGACGTACTCTCGACACCATTACTCTGCAGGACACGAAGCATTATCTTCGCTGGCGAGCAAACGACAGGTTGAATAAACTAAGAATATCTGTACCTATGTTCCACGTCGACATGGAGTCTGCGAACAGGATTAAACAGTGGTTCGACCCTATTGCTGCAGGCGCGACAAGTACAGACGTTTTCGCTCAAGCAAAGTCGGGGGACGCCTACGTTGCAAAACCGACTCAGGACTTTTTGAGAGTTAACTTAAAGGATCTGGTTCTAGACTTGGTGTAATACGCTACAACCACATTCTTAACTCTTGAAATCACTATGAATACAGAACTTACCCACCCACATTGGATGAATGAAGAGGCCCTTCATACTCTCTCTAATGGCTACTTATTAGTAGGTGAGACTCCGAAGGATATGTTTAGCCGTCTCGCAAAAACGGCGTCAAAGATAAACGAAGATCCGACACTAGACGAAGACTTGTTCCACTGCCTATGGTCCGGATGGATCGGCGCGGCTAGTCCGGTGGCTTCCAATTTTGGTACAAACCGGGGTCAGCCTATATCCTGCTTTTCTGTTCACCCTTCGGATAGCATTTCCTCTATCTACTCACACCTAAAAGAAGTAGCTCAACTCAGCAAGAGTGGGGGTGGAGTGGGCAACTACTTCGGGGAAATTCGTCCTGCAGGGTCTCCTATAACTGGGGGAGGAAAATCAATTGGCGCTGTACCCTGGATGCAGCAATACGATATTTGTGCGAGAGTCGTGAGCCAAGGGGGAGTTCGAAGGGGCTCGTTTGCATTTTACCTCCCAATAGACCACCCCGATGTGCCTGAGCTTCTGCGTGCTAAAGATCACACAAAAGGAGATCCAAGGACCTGGGTGGATTCGAACATAGCACTCACCATAACTGATGAGTGGATAGAGTCTATGATTAAAGGAGATAAACAAAAGCATGAGTTGTTCGCAGAGGTTTTGAGAACAAGGATGATTTCAGGTACTCCTTACCTGATCTTCATTGACAATGCTAATAACCAGAACCCGGACTGCTACAAAGAAAGGGGATTGACTGTGAAGACCAGTAATCTCTGCAGCGAAATCTTCCTTCACACCGATGAAAACCACTCCTTCGTTTGCGTCCTTAGTAGCTTAAACCTGAGTCGCTACGACGAGTTTAAGGACTGGAAGTCCCCTGTCTCATGCCGCACTGTTCCTCAAATTGGGATTCACTTCCTTGAGGCAGTCGTTAGTGAGTTCATACGCAAAGCCAAAGACAAGGTTGGTATGGGTCGGTCCGTTCGTTTCGCAGAGAAGAGCCGTGCTCTTGGTTTGGGGGTCATGGGTCTTCACTCTCTTTACCAACTACACGGGTTACCTGTGAAGTCACAAGGGGCACGAGCATTAAACATTGAAACAATTCGATGGATGAAGGAGGAAGCTGTTAAGGCTTCGAAAGAGTTGGCCGAAAGGTTTGGGGAACCGGAATGGTGCAAAGGTACCGGAATGCGCCATACGCACTTAATTGCGATTGCACCAACTAAAACAAATAGTGTAATTTGCGGAGCCGGCACTGAAGGTATAGAGCCACGAGACCGAAACTACTACGTCGCCAAACAAGCCAAGGGCACATATGTTCGAAAGAACCAGTACCTTGAAAAAATCTTCTGCGATAGAGGCGTAGGTTCGGACGTCTGGGACCAAATTCTAGTGGCCAAGGGAAGTGTGCAGAACATTGAATGCTTGACTGAGCACGAAAAAGAAGTGTTCAAGACTGCACGAGAGGTAGACCAGTTTGAGCTTATTAAGCAGGCGGCAGATCGGCAACCCTACGTGTGTCAGGGTCAATCGCTAAATCTGTTTCCCGACCCGAAGTCGGATGCATCGTATATTACTCGTCTGCACCTAGCGGCATGGAAAATGAAGCTAAAGTCGCTTTATTACCTAAAGTCAAGCAGCCTTCTTACGAATAAAGAAGTTGTTCCTGCTTTGATTGTGACGCGCGAGGGTTGTCCGTGGTGTATGAAGCTTAAGAACGAACTATCTATGGAGGGGGTTCGGTACGAGGAAATTACCAAAACAGAAGCAGAGGAGAAAGGTTTCTGGAACCCTGTCTGGACGACTGTACCCCAATTGTGGCTTTACAAGAAACACATTGGGGGTTACACCGACTACATAGCTTATAAACAATCGGATAACACCGAGACGGTAAGCTCCTATGACGATTCAGACGGCACTTACAACGAATGCAAAAGCTGCGAGGCTTAATATGGCAAAAAGACGCTACAGGCGCTACCCCGAGCTCACAAAAGAGCAACAGTGTTTGGTAAGAGATCATAAATGGATCGCTGGAAGACTCGCCTACGGTGCCAAGTGCTCGACGGGAGGGTACACCGGCTCTCTCACAAGAGAGGACCTTGAGTCGATAGCAAACTTTGCCTTGTGCGTAGCTGCAACTCGGTATGATCCTGATAAAAAGGTTCAGTTTAGCACCTTTGCTTGGAGAACCGCCAGAGGCTATATCCAGCACGCTTTGCGGGACTACTCCCGAATGGTGAAAACTCCGCGATGGGTTGCGACGTATAAGACCAAGGTAGACGAGCTACTGAAGCAAAAGAAGACTTACACCGAAATTGCGACAGAGTTGGGATTACCTGAATCGAAAGTAATTATGGTTGATATGACAACTCATAACTACCATGTTTCCTACGACTCTAACCCTGAAGATTGGACCACACGAGAGTTTATTTTTAACGACGACGATGTTAAGCCCTACGTGGCTTCTCCCGAACTTGTAAGGTCTATGAAAGAACTTTCAGAGTCCGAACTCAATACTGTTGTCAAGTATGCTGAGGAAAAAGACTTGTCGCCTGAAGAGAGAGAGTGGGCCGCAGATAAATTCTACAAATTGCAGGCAATTGCACATGGATTCACCGAGGACATTTAGCGTAACACCGCTTCCCCTGGAGATTGAGTTCCGCGCCCAATCTGTGCGAAAGAGACTCAAGGAGTTGTCTCGTGACGAACTCGAAGAGTTCCTGGCGGACTCCATTTTGCTTCTTTCACGGTTGTCTCACCAGACGCGGCAGCTTCGAGACTTTCTCGAAGAGCTGGAGGTTGATGTCGAAGGGTAAAATTGTGTAGGTATAGATTCTGCACAGTGCAAGGTTCCTTCTCATCCGATGCTCTCCAGGCGTACAAAACACTGATTGCCGAACAGCACCCCTCGGACTTTTCTGAGGAGGGAATGTACGACTTTACTCGTTGTGTAAGGAAAGACGGCACTGTGTATGGGACGGCGGGACAGTGCAGGAAGGGTACAGAGGAGGTTAAGGAAGACGCTCCAGGGAAAAAAGGGAAGAAGACAAAGACCGAAAGGACTAAGAAGGCGGTAAAGCCAACGCCACCAGGGAAACCCCTCCATCCAGAGCTCCATTCGTCACTCACAAAACTCTCAGAGAAGCTATCGAGTAAGAAAGCGGTACTGGACACATCAAAGGGGGCCGTAACGCAGGGAAAAATGCGTTTGACCGCCAAAGTCAAGGCGCTACCCGCTGAAGAACTGAAGAAGGTTCTGAATGACCCGAGGCTGAACGACAAACAGAGAGAGCAGGTTACTAAGCTGGTGGCCGAACGGCAACTTTTACCGGTGAGCGCCACAAAAGTTTCGGCTGTGACACAACCAAGAGCGTCAGGGGCAGGGGCAGGACCCAGTAAGGATGAAAGCGGCGGAGCAAAAGCGACGAAGAAAGAAGTTCTGGACGACATTAAGAGCATTCTTGAGGAGAATCGGGGTCCAAGAGAAGTAACCAAGAAAGTAAACTCAGCTGGTCTAACCTACGAAGAAGAAATAGCCGCGATCATGGACTCTAAGATCGAAAAGAGCAACCATGTGAGACAGGGGGACCCGAAGTACGACGGTTGGAGTCGCACCTTTGGTGAAAAGGCTAAGATGCTGGGGTCGGGTATGTTCGGCACTGCGATTCTAAGCCCGGACGGCGAAGTTGTTAAACGAGGTGTAATTAGTCGCACAGAGGCGGCTATCGTCGACAAAATTGGTAGAGCGGACTTGGGGCCGAGGTTGATTGCTGCAGATATCGGCGGACCCGCTGGACCTAAGGGAACGGGGGTAGACCTAAGGAACGGTCGTATCGCTATGTCAAAAGTTCAAGGGACCCCTCTAGATATGAATCCGAGTAGAGATTCCAGTAAAGCGAACACCGACGCCTATTGGAAGGCTCGTGCAGATCTGCACAGGATGGGGGTCGCACACAATGATATGCATGGGGGCAATGTTTTGGTGGATGAGAAGGGTAAAGGGCGATTCGTTGATATGGGGCTGGCACAAGACAATCCGAAAGCTGCTCTTGTGGAGGCACTAGGTGCCTTTCCGGGACCCAGAGGAAAAAGCGGGGACTCACAGTTTTCCACCTGGGGGCCCGGTGCGGACCTAATTTACTATGCAGGAAGAAAAGATATCTCGACAAGCAAGAGGGAAGGCTTCTTGGAGGACTTAAAAGAAGGCGCACCCATCGCCTACAAAGCGTTCACAAATAAAAGCAAGGCTGTAGAAAAACTCCGACGTTTCGGGATTGACGGGAGAGACCTAACCAAAGTCCTCACCACTAAGTGTCGCACTCCCGAAAAGAAGTACAAGGAGGGACCTTGGGCTAAGCTAAGCGACAAGCAAGCGATGGAAGTGATCAACACGCTCTACGAGGGTATCTAGTGAAAAGGACTACAGGAAAAAACGACGCGCAGTATATCGCACTCATGTCTCGTTACAAGGAAAGACGCGGCGAGCTTGGTGACGGTGCGAATCCGTACCTTGAAGCTGCAATGAAGCTGCGAGAGAAGGGGGATGTAAGTGAGGATGCGCTCTTGGGTGGGGCTTACCTCTAACCCCACGGGTGGGATCCCCCTCTGTTCATACGGGTAAGTCCTCCCATAACAAAGAGAGTAAGCAGGGTAAAATATCTGTAAGTCCGTTTCACGTAAATGCCGAAGCTTCCTGACGACCACTCGATGTCGGCCCACAAGGACGAAGTGGGGCAAGTGATGCACCGGTGGAAGCATCACGACCCGAAACCACTGCACTCTGGACGTGGAAAGAAGGGGAAAGAAGGTAAGGTTGTGACTCACCCTAAACAAGCCATTGCGATTGCGCTATCCATGGCAGGTAAGTCGAAGGATCATGCAGAGCGGCTAATGTCAATGGGTTATTCCGAGGAGGTTGCTCAGGAGGTTGCTTCGATGCTTGGCGGTGCCTTGGACTTTGTAACTTGTGGACGTCCCGACGGTTCTTACCAGGAGCAGGAATGAACGTTCCCGGATTTACAACTGAATCTTTAACTGCTGTACAAGAAATGCTGTACGGTGAGTCTCCGTGGGAGCAGCAGTTTTTGACGGGCAAGACCACAGAGAAGCTTCCGAGAGAGAACAAAACTACGCACGCCCAAAGTTTACAAGGCATGGACATTGACAACCGTCCGGGCAAACAAAAGGGGAGTGAGGGTAAGCAAAAGGAGCAAAGCTCAGAGTCAATCTTCCCTGTTTCCATTCCAAAAGGAAACCCTCAACAAGGACCAAGATCGCGTAGCGATCTTAAAGGACTCGCAATGTTTGATGAGTTGGGGCAAAAGGGAAAGGAACTTTCGGCAAGCTATGAGGAAAACTGCCGTCCGAGGCCCCAGCCTCGAAGCACAGAGCAGCGCCAGGCCACACAACAAGCGCAACAAGCGGCACAGCAGCAAGGTCAAACGTTCGACCAGCAGCCTCAGCAGCAAGTTCAAGAGATGGGGCGGCAAGGCGGCCAAGCTGAAAGGAAGCCAACATTGCCTACTTGCAACGAATGATCTCACCAGCTATAAGCATGACACACGGTTCTTTTTCTCTTGAAGCCCTCCAAGCGTACGAAGCTCTCGTCGCCGAGACACACCCTTTGAACTTCTCGCAAGGAGAAGTCTACGACTTCACTCGCTGTTTAAGGCCGGACGGTACTATCTACGGTAGCCGAGGAAAGTGTAAGCAGGGTACAGAAATTGGGGCGAAAGAGGAGAGTTAAGTAAAAGGCAAGCGTGGCCCTAAGGCAGGGGGAATGAGGCTCACCGAAAAAATAAAAGGGTTGGGAGCTGAAGACCTTAAGAAGGTTCTCCAGGACCCTCGCGTAACCCCAAAGCAAAGGGCAGTTTTAGAGGGTTTACTCAAGAGCAAAAAGGGGGTGAAAGCTCCTGAGGGCCAGATGTCCAAGAAGGGTAGCGGGCGAGATAGGAAAACCAGCAGGGAAGAGCTGAGGAAAGCAGTCTCAGAAAACAACCCTAAGGTGCAGGATGAATACGATTGGGTTGGGTCAGGTCCCAAAGCAGTGGCGGAAATAAAAAGAAGTTACAGGATGATGCAAAATCTGGTTAAGTTGCCGGAGTTGGACACGGTTGCAAATAAAGCCCGATTGATTAATCTTCGACTGTTGATTTATCAGAAGGAAAAGGAGCTGAGAGAGAGGAGGCTGCCGGGTAGAGACCCGAAGACGTACGAAGCGGCACTGAGAGAGTCTCCTAAGTATGACAAGACTCCGGGAAGTAGCTCCCCAATTCCTAAACGAGTCCCGAAAGATTCCGGTGAAACAGAATTACCGTGGTCGCCAAGTTTAAAGTCCCTTTACGAGAAGCAGGGATTCAATGCCAAGCCCGAACTGGTCGCAACGGTTGACGATTTACGAAAACGAAAGGACATTGTAACAAACTCTGACGGATCTCCCCGAATCTTCTATCGTGGTGTTACGATCGGGGAATTTGCGGATCAGTTTAAAGGGTTGGGAAGCGAGGGGGGTAGTCACTACCCCGGCAAGGGAATGTTCGGCAATGGGTCCTACGCCGCAGCACCTTCCTACAATGACCCTGAGGCGACTGCAGGTAACGTCATTGGGATAGCAAAAGCGTATGCAGGGGAGAGGAATAATCTTTCTTCAAAAGTTACGGCTTTTGCACTTAGAAAAGACGCAAATGTGGTGGAGTTTAACGGTAAAACAACGGAAGAGAGGATGGAGCAACACATGTGGTGGGGGGAAGAGACCGTTAGGGATGCGGAGAAAAAGACTGGGTACCGCTTCACTGACTTGGGCGAAGCTGCAGCGGCACTCGGGATTCACGCCTTCACAGTTCCCCAGAGGGACGGAGACTACCTAGTCCCCCTTAACCGTGGAGCAATCATCGCAGCCATGGACTCACAAATCCCCGACGAAAACGAATGAACATCAACGACCCCACAATCAGCCGCATTCTCGCTGTTCTTATTCAACCGGTCCTTTTCGAGGATAGGAGCAAGTTCATAGAAGATGCCGAGAAAGCAACCAACATGGACTCTTTCATCAGGGGCATTAACAGGTACAAGACATACTACTGAGACATAGGCCGGGGGAACCTTTCCTTGTGCTCTTAGGGATTCCTCTTACGGGGCCGAGGGTAAAACCGTATGCCCCTCAAAGGCTCAAAACGAATCACACATACTCAACTAAAGAATGACTCTCTTACTTGGCGACTGCCTTGACGTGCTGCGAACCATTCCCGATAGTAGTGTGGATTCAGTGGTGACTGATCCGCCCTACGGCCTAAAATTCATGGGAAAGAAATGGGACTATAACGTGCCCACGGTTGAGGTGTGGACCGAGTGCCTGCGGGTGCTGAAACCTGGCGGGCACATGCTGGCCTTTGCTGGCACACGCACGCAGCACCGAATGGCGGTTCGGATTGAGGACGCAGGCTTTGAGATCCGTGACATGATCGCATGGGTATATGGATCAGGTTTTCCGAAATCGCTGGACGTGAGCAAGGCGATAGATAAGGCGACGGGGGCTGAGCGGGAGGTGGTGGGGCAACGCAGAGGGGCGGTAAATCCTAAGGGGTACAAAACCGATGGGAACTCGCAAAGCGGTGGGGCGTTTGCCGATGGGGAGTTCGACATCACCGCCCCCGCCACCCCCGAAGCCCAGCAGTGGGCCGGCTGGGGCACCGCTCTGAAGCCCGCCCTGGAGCCGATCACCATGGCCCGCAAGCCGCTGGCCGGCACCGTGGCCGCAAACGTGCTGGAGCACGGCACCGGGGCGCTGAATGTGGATGGGTGCAGGGTGGGCGAGGACACAATCAAAACATACGGAGTCCGAAAAGGCACTGGAAACGCGCTTGGATGGTCAAAATACATTTCCCCTGAAGACTATGTGGGTGTCGCACACAATGGTCGCTGGCCCGCGAACCTGATCCACGACGGCACCGACGAGGTGGTGGGGTTGTTCCCGTCAGGCAGTACCGGCAGCGCCGCTCGATTCTTTTACTGTCCCAAAGCGAGTAAACGCGAAAGGGGAGAGGGTAACATCCACCCCACAGTGAAACCGGTAGAACTGATGCGCTACCTGTGCCGCCTTGTCACCCCACCCGGCGGCGTGGTGCTTGATCCATTCATGGGGTCAGGCTCTACGGGTATGGCGTGTGAACTAGAGGGTTTTGACTTCATTGGTATTGAACGTGAGTCCGAGTACCTAGAAATTGCAACACAACGGATCCGTAGAGCACAGTCCCAGTGAAACAGCTATTTGGGGCCTGGGGTAAAACCTTAGTAGCCAAGTAGCCAAAGAACAATGCCACAATTCACACCGGAAAAGTTTCTCGATTTCGTTAGCAACCGCAGAAGCGACAACCCTAACCAAGAAGCTGCTTTCCTTGACTTTGCTAAGCAAGTTTTTGCAAAGCAACCCGAGCTACTCACTGACGAAGCAACGTGGGTGCGAAAATACCGCACTCCCTACACTCCGCCAACTCAACCTGTGGCCCCCTCACCGAAGCAGTATGTTTCCAAGGAAACCCTAGCCTACGTGTGGCAATGCTCCCCTACCCTAATTACTGACTCCGAAGTTTCCGAGCTGAACAAGTGCCTCGGGGACTTCGGTATAACAACACCGTCCCGAATCCGCCATTTTCTCAGTCAGACTGCGCATGAGTCCGGCGGTGGCCGCTGGAAGAAAGAACTTGCTTCGGGGTGGGACTATGAAGGTAGGAGAGACCTGGGAAATACGCAACCGGGCGATGGCCCCCGTTTCAAGGGTGCGGGCTACATACAATTGACAGGGCGAGCGAATTACCAAGACTTTGCCAACTTTATTAAAGACCCTCAAGTAATGCAAGGTGTGTACTACGTTGCGGACAATTACCCGTTCTCCTCAGCGGGATTCTGGTGGTTTAACAACGGAATGAATGCCCTTTGTGATAAGAACCCCTCTGTGGAGCAGGTTACAAGGAGAGTTAACGGCGGTTACAATGGACTAGAGGACCGCAAAATGTACTACAATCGCACACTCCAGGTTGTTTGATGGTGCGTTGCAGTGAAATAACCAGGCTCTTTGCGCTCCCATTCCTTATTTGTGTACGAATTCTGGCAAATGACGGACTATTTGTGACTGTTCGGAGCCCGAAACCAAAGGTCGCACCCTTGGAAATTTTCTGCTTCACAAAGCGGATTCCCACCCTGAGCACGTAGCTCCCGAGACAATGGAAAACTTTGACGAGACGAAAAGAACATACAACACGAAAGTCAGGGAACCGTGGAACCCTGTTATCAAAACATGCCTAGATGCAATAGACCGACACATGTCCTTGTACCTTGACTCAGGATGTATTCGGCACTTGCAACAAGCCGAGCTGCTAAGGGAGTACGTTGCGGGGTTGAAGGAGTGGGTGCGGTCCGAGGAAATTAAGGGTGGTTGCGGAGGGGGGAATCAAGGTGAGGGGTAAACCGCCCCTTTACGCCTGCGAAGCAAACAGGGTAAAATAAGGCATACACGGTAAATCGTATGCAAGGATCCTTCACCCCTGACTCCGCCGAAAAGTTTCTCGCGCTGATGCGTGAGGCAGGTTACGAAGCGTCCGCCATCTCAAGTGTAGGGGGACTTCAAGATTTCTCTGAAGGGGCTAGGAGTCGCGGAGAGCAGCAATTTGTTGCAAAATCCGGTGAGGCTCGCGGAGAATACATAGAGAACTACGACTACACTCGCTGCGTAAAACCGGACGGGGGAGTGTATGGGACGGCGGGGCAATGCCGCAAGGGGGTTCAGGAAGACAAGGAAGAAAACGACGCAATGGGCCAACTTGCAAGGATGCTCCCGAAAGGGTCGAAGATTGTAGGGAGTTCTGGACGGACTCAAACGGTGGGTGCAAAAGGCAAAGTCAAAGCGGGGTTAACCGACGAGCACTGGGTTGTAATTAACGAGAAATGGAAAGAAGTGGGAGAGAAACTAAGTCGCCAGATGGGGTTGCTGAAGCGCATGTCAGACTCACCGAAGTTTGATGACTTAAGGAAAACCACACAGGATAAGATTGAGAAACTAAACAGAGCTTTTACAAAGCTGAACGACACGAAGGCAAAGATTCGGGACTCTCTTGAAAGGGGGAGGACTGAAACAGGAAGGATGAGACCACTTGTAGCCTCAAATCTGACTCCGAAGGGTGTTGAGAAATTACCCCCTAAGGCCCGAATTTCTCAGCCTACGGACCCCACTCCAAGCAAGGAGATGGTGTTGGACAAGAAGAAGAGGGGGGCGAAGCCGGGTGGAATGCGGGTTACGGAGAAGATTAAGGCCCTGGGTGCTGAGGACCTCAGAAAGGTTCTGAATGACCCGAGGTTGAACGACAGGCAAAGGGGGCAGCTGAATAAGTTGTTGGAGGAGAAGCAGGGTGAGGGGTTAAAGGGACCTCAAGCGGCAACTTCCAAGGGGGGTACATTACCACACTCAGTTGCAATGGCAAGAAGAACTGAAGCTATGTTCAAAAGGGGCGAACAGATAGGCGCTAAAGCACAAGACTACCTTAGAGACCGTGGTGCGCTTCAGGCACCTTTGGGGAGCAGGTTATCCAACGCAGAAGGGCGAGCAGGGCGAGTTGTGTACGCTAACAGAAATCGCCTGGCCCAAATACGGATGCGACGTGTTAACGCTGCGATGGACGATCGGAGCCCAGGAGGGGCAAAGAAAGATACGACGATCGGGGACCTTTCTCCCGCCAAGATAGCGGCGATGGAAAACAAAGCTAAACGAATGGCTAGAAAAAACCGTCAAGCAGATCGAGCAGCACTAGCTAGAAAATTAGCGAAAGAAATGGGCGGGGATGATAGAGACCCTTCCAAGAACAAAACAGCTTTAAGGTTGGTTCAAGAGAAAGTCGCGAAAGAAGGTCAAAGGCGCCAGGAACCCGCACCGAAGAGGGAGTTAAGGGGGCAGGAGCTTGGAAACGCAATGGTGCTCCATGCTAACATTGCCGAGCGTGTACGGGCAAATTACGGGGGCAGTCTGGCGACGAAAAAAGCCAGAGCTGAGCTGCAAGCGGAACTCGACAAAGAAGGAGCACTCAACCGTGATGAAATTTCAAGGATGCTTAAGGCAGATAGGGCGGAGAGACGCTGAGTAGTACCACCCCAAAAGGGAAAGGGCGGTAAACCGCCTTTCCTTGGCCGGTTCTCCGGCCTGTTTCTGCGGGGTAGAAACGGTATAATTAATTCATTGAAGCCCATTCATGAAAACCACCCTTTCCCTGTCTCCCCAACAGCAAGCCGCCAAAGGGTGGGTCCGAACCGGGTCTGGTAACCTCCTCGTAAAGTCCGTGGCAGGGTCTGGAAAGACCACTTTGCTGGTGGTAATGCTTCCCGAGACGGAAGGAGAAGTGGCATTCTGCGCATACAACAAGGCAATTTCCGTGGAGATCGCTCATCGAGTTGAACCCCTCGGACTGCAGAGCCGAGTGCGAACCGGGACGTGCCACTCGTTCGGCTTCGCTGCGCTGCGAGCTGCATACAAAAACATTAAGGTTGACGGGAAGAAACTGGGGAACATTGCGGAGGATACGATAGAAAACTGGGGAATTCGCCGGTTTTGTGTCGCCACAGCGGCAATGGCAAAGCAACTCGGCTACCTAGTTGATCCGAACTTCAGCTGGGATGCGATGGTTAGCCACTTTTCTCTCGGAGATTTGCTCCCTGAAGACGCCTCTTACGACGATGCCATTCGTGAAACGGCTAAATTAGTGCGCAAAAGCAACTCCATGCTGAGCAAAGTCGTGGACTTTGACGACATGATTTATGGACCGCTGGTGAAGAACCTTCCATTTCGTCAGTACGACTGGTGCTTTCTAGACGAGGCGCAAGACGCGAACTTCGTCCGTCGAGCAATGATGAAGAAAATGCTGAAGCCGACTGGGCGTTTTGTCGCCGTGGGTGACGAGCACCAGGCGATCTACGGATTCACCGGTGCGGATCACGCCTCCTTAGAAAATATTGCCACAGAGTTTCAAACCACGGAGCTTCCTCTCACGGTAACCTACCGCTGCCCCAAGAAGATTGTTGCAAAGGCCCAGGAGTGGGTCGGCCACATTGAAGCACACGAAAGTGCTCCAGAGGGAATTGTGGATAGCGCCACGGTTAAGAAAGCCATAGGCAAAGGGGAATTTGGTGCGTCGGACGCCATCCTGTGCCGGACCACAAAGCCCCTTATCGAACTCGCCTACAAACTGCTGCGTGAGGGCACAGCTTGCAGAGTCGAAGGGCGGGCCATCGGGGAGGGCCTAATCAAGCTGGCAAAGCGATGGAAAAAAGTTACCACGGTTGCTCAGCTTGAAGAGAGGCTGGAGCAGTGGGAAGGTGCCGAAATGACCAAAGCCCAGGCGAAGGGCAACAACGACCGGTGCTCCACGGTAGAAGACCAGGTGGGGACGCTTCGTGTTCTGATTGAAAACTGCGATCCTGGCGACTCGATTGAGGTTCTTGTGAACAACATTCGAGAGCTTTTCTCGGACAGCGAAGGAAACCAGAGAAAGGTCCTCACACTGTCTACCATTCACCGGGCCAAGGGGCGAGAGTGGGACCGCGTGTTTGCACTGGATATGGACCGCCTGAGCCCGAGCCGCTGGGCGAAGAAGCCGTGGGAGCTTGCTCAGGAAAGCAATCTGTGCTATGTACAGGTTACTCGGGCGAAGAAACACCTTACACTGCTTTCATCCGTCTGAGGTCGTAGGGTAAAAGTTGGTACTTGACTCTGTATAGATGGGCGGTTACTTCTCAGACATGGCACTGGATTCGTACCGGAGTCTTGTGATTGAACTGCAAGGTGCGGATTTCGCTGAGGGTGCCTATGACTTTACACGCTGTGTGAAACCGGACGGTACTGTGTATGGGACGGCGGGGCAGTGTAGGAAGGGTACGGAAGAGGCCAAGGTTGAAGCCCCCCCGAAGGTTCGAGGAATGCGCGCAGGAAAGACGGTTAAGAGCCTTTCCGTCGGGGACCTGGAAAAGCTTCTAATGGGCCCTAGGGTAAAGCCTCACCAGGCCGCCAAGATTCAGAAGCCAATTGACGAGAAGAAAGGTTCAGAGATACCTCCCAAGCCAAAGGAACCAACTAAGCCCAAAATCGGAGGTGAGTTGGTAGGTGATACCACTAAGCTAACAGGGGGTTTGCCCAGGAAGAGTATAGAGGAGAAGATAAAAGAACTAAATGAGTATAAGAAGAAGCACCCCAAACCTGACGAATACCTAGACTTTGAGCTGGAAAGGCTCAACAAGGAACTAAACAAATTTAAGACTAACGAAAAAATCCTAAGCGGTATGGTGGACAACGTTCCGGCGGGAACCAAAGTCTTCGTTTCGTCCCCCTTTGCGAGCATCGTCACTGAAGTCACAACAAAGTCAGGACATCGTGTGAAGACGGAGTTTGGGCGAAAACACTTCGACTTTAAGGTTAACGGAAAGTATGACGCGGGTACAGTAACGCAGAGAGGGGAGCAAATTGAAGTGGCAAACACCGTCCGTCGTACGTACGAAGCTCTTGTTAAGTCTCTTCCAGAGGGCGCCGTAGTGACGACGAAAGCTTGGACGGAAGACGGTAGGGGTCAGAGTAGAATGGACGCTTATGTTAAGATGGGATTTTCCAGACCAAAAACGACGAAGGACGGGGAAGAAATTGATGGACCGCCAGGGATGAACCAGTATGCCAAGAAAAGTAACGGGAAAATGGTCCCCTCCACCTCTTCCGAGGCGAGTCTGGATCAAACTTACATGTTTAAAGAAAGCTATAGAGAGATATCCCTTTGGCATACGGTTATTTTTGGGGCAGGGCTTAAGACAAACAAACCCGGATTCTTCGAAGAGTCTCTGAAAGCTACCCCTTATACGACTCATAGGACCTTTAACTCCACTACCTGAATGAGCCTTGGCACTTAACCTGGGAGGAGATTCTGAGGGGTGCGTACCAGACTTAGAGAAGGTGGTATAAGCGGGTATAGAAACAAATTACCCCTGCAAGGGTCTTTTTCCGAAACCGTACTTGAGCAGTTTGCTCAGCTTGCAACTCATACTTAGTCTGTAAACTTTACTGAAGGTGGTGAGTATGTCTTTACACGGCGTGTGAGACCGGACGGTACAGCAGTAAAGTTTTCCTCCAGCAAAGTTTTGGAACCAACGTTTACCGATCGCTAAGCACCCTATACTACCTGTGTCGCGGTTGATTCTTTCAACCGCCTTGCCGCTACCGGGACTAGGCAAGTCAATCCGTCTCTCATTCTGCCTCACCTTAGGGTAGTGAGGTTTTGTAACAGATCTTTCCCTAAGATCACTTACTTAATCATGCTAAATGGCTAGTTCAGTTTTACAACGTCCTCAGAGTAATCTTTGGGAGCGTTTC